GGATACGTCCCAGAGCAGTTAAATTTGCAGAAGCACTTAAATCCACAGCTTCAAGAGCTACCCCAACAATTGGGTTAGGGGGAACAGTAATCGAACCCGCTGCGTCTGCACTATCCCAGGATTCTGTTTCTGAAACATGTACATTAAGCGCACCGGCACCGTCCGACTCAAGAAAATCTCCAACAGAAGCATTTTGCCCATCGGCAAGGTAAGCGTATACAACGTCACCCCTTCTAGGGATCCAACATTGAATCTTCACACTGACTGCATAATCGGTAGCAATCCCGTTACCTTGGAACTGATCTTCGATAGCAAACATGGGAAGAGTATTTCCCGCAGATGAACTGTGGGCCTGGACAGTAGTGGCCGAAGCCAATTCCAGTAGGTAACCAGGCTTGATGGCCACTGCCGTTGCAGTGTACTCCTCAATAACCTCGGCTCCTAATCGTTTGATAATAATACTATTATAAGCCATTATTTATCCTCCTTTCTTGATGCGCTGTACTCAACCGGAAGTTCCACTTGTTCTCCAGAAGTAGCTTGGCCACCCCCGGCTCCCATACCGGAATAGTCAGCGGGTTTGATTGATTCAACAATTCCTTTCAAGACGGCATCACTCATTACTTCCAAGTCTTCTTTCTTGAGTTTGTCGGAATTATCAGTTATGCTCTTCACGAGAGCTTCTCGTACTGCTGCGTCTGCGGCAGTCCACCCGTCAATACGTGCCTTCATTTCTGCAGGCATAATTGCGGTGTAGTCATCGATGGTAACCAACTTACCTTTGAACTCCTCAACGGCAGCTGCTTTATTTGCCTGAATGGCGGCAGGGGTGTCCCCCACTGCTTCAGGTTCCATCGGAGACATTTTTGCTATGGTGCCTTCCTCTTGGGTAAGCAGCCATTCTCTGTCCGAGGCCATCCAGTGGGTACGCTTATTTGCAATAAGTGCGTCCACTTTAGCTTCACAACAGAGGGTTCCTTCTGTACTCATTTCACCTCCTTTATTTAAATTAATACCAACTTGCGTTGTACGCCGCATCTTGTTTGTGACATACTCCACTTTCTTTTTTACTTCAATACGCATACCATCAAAGACAATGTTTCCACTATCATCCATGGTATACTCCTGCTTGTAAAGAGTTTCCCCCTCGCCATCGGCCCACTTACTGTAAACAATGGAATCATCAAACACCTCTTCGATGTAATGATACTTCCCGTCAGTGTTAAGGCTTTGTAATTTGGCCTGGAGAGCTTCTTGGATTTCACGAAATCCCATCTCATTATTAAGAAGGGACACCACATAGCCTTTTTGGCTAAGTTCTTGGAAGGTTGTTAATAGTTCCTTCACTTCATTGCCTCCTTTCTTGTTAGTACGAATACCACAACCGTCCTTCCACGAGCAAGCACCTTCCTCTCCGGGCAGAAGAGCCAAGTGATCCGGCCTGTAGTTGTAAGCAATGGTACCATAAGATTCACCGTTCCACTCAGCACCTTCCTGGGCTTCTTCGATGTCATTAAACACACCAACGCTAACGTCAAGTGGCTCACCATTCTGAATTGCTTCAAGAGCCTCAATCGATTTCGCACTGATTTTATCAAAATCAATCCACGCTTCTGCTTTTAATCCGTTATCGTAGGTAGTATTAAAAATACGTCCTACTGACGAAGAATCTAAAACATCTGGTGCATTGGCTGATACGTTGGTCCCCTCTTTTACAGGATGCGAAACAGTCACAGGTATTCCGTTCCAAGCTTCAGTCCATCGGGCCAACTCTGACCCCATATGAAATATTGGACCTTTACTTCCATTGTGGACACCTTCAACCATCATCACCACAGGGACAACTAAATGTTTTTTCCCATCCAGAGTTTCCTCACGAATGGTGTAGTCACTTGCTGCAAATGAATGCGTCGCAAATAGATTACGTTCCATTATTTTTTCCATGATATCAATTTTTTCATGTGACTTCTCTTAATTCATCAGTTCTGGGCATTGTTGCATGAGGAACCCCTCTGGGGTCCGTATTCTCGACAGGAATTGCAATACATCTGCAATTCGGGTGAACTGGGATCATATGTTCTATTTCTTCCAAAGTGTACCTATTTCCATGTAAATTAGCACAACGACTGCAGACTCTCTCATCACCCGCAGTACTCCATTCCGCGATAACCTTAATTCCCAGTACCCTCCAATTTTTGTACTCCTGAATATTGGCCAGGTGATGGGCACGGATAATTTCCGTACGGGCAAGCGTCTGCGCTCTACGTTTGGCAGGTATAAATCTCCCAATGCTATCGGTAATCCCTAACTCACCCGCCCCGGAGCCATTTATCGTAGCTACTAATTTTCTAGCAATCATTCTGGGACCATCTCCATCAACAAGGCCTTGCGCCAGGATCTGAGAAATCTGAGTATCCATCGCAGAGGTAATCCCTTTCAACCCCTCAAAGGTCCTTATAAAAGCCAACCCCACACGATCTACATGGAAAGGAGCTCCCATAATAACTTCAACTCCCCCGCTTGTTTCCACGCCCGGAACGTTGTAATTTGCCTTTTTCATTTCTGAACGTGCCCGTATCACCCCACGCTTATATGAATCATAAATGTAGAGGTTTGTCCAAGCCTGTTCTACAGCGTCCCCAATACGTTGTAGTGTCACTGTTTCCAATAATCCCCGTTCTTCCTGCAATCTTAACCACTTCATAAAAGCCTCAACTTTTTTAGCACTACTTGGGAAATTGAATGCCTGGTGGATAGGGGGTGTTACTTCAGCCATGCTATGAATGGATAAGCCGAAGCAATCCTGTTCAACAATAGCTTCCGTAATCACCCTCGTTAAAGCATTAAAACGCTTATCCATATCTTTCACAAAAGAATTGCGTAATGTCAATGTCCTGGTAGGGTCATATTGGAAAACCTGTAAATCACTATATGTTGTGGTCTCTGTCATTTCTCCCCATTTGTACTAATTGGCTTCGTTGCCACTGTTTTTGTGTCCTCTTCTAACTTTGCTGCCCTAATTATAGCTTGTTCAAAGTCAACTCCTTCTGATACATCCTCTTTAATCTTCTCTCGTTGCAATTCATCCAATCCCAAGAAGAAATCGAAGAATGCTGTGGGGGGCATAATCTCTGCAGCCAATGGATTTGATACATATTCTCTCAAAGCAGTGGCACGAATCCTACCCACTTCTGCTTTGTCCTTATCGCTGGAAGCAAAAAGGTCAAGCCACACTATTTGATAATCTTCGGCTGTTGGTGTGGGGAGAATCCCATAATCAATACACATATCAACAAACGGGCGAATGATGTTTATTTCAGCATGCTCTTCTCGCCGGGTCTGTATGACATTCAACCACCCTGATGCATCCTGTGCACTGGATAATTCTCCACGCTCAGAACCCATTAGTACTCTTTTTGGAATCCCAGTTACGGAAGAGATCATATCAATTTGTATCTCTACATGCTCTTTTGGATTAGATACCTGTGATTCCAATGCCTTAAACTCCACGCCCTGGTTCACGATCATTCTACGTAGATTCTTTTCATATTCATCAATCTGCCCCTCTAACGCAGCCTCCATGGTTGCCCCCATGGTGTAGTCCGGGTCCATGATTGCCTGGTACCCTGGGCGGGCACCCCTCCAAAACATCTCTGCAGAACCCCCTACTAATTTCTCCAAGTCCATTAACCGGTTCCAAACTGATTTCAAAGCAGGAACACCCTCAATTTCACTTTCCATTAATTCCGGAACAACATGCAGAACACGGCTATGGTGTGCCACAAAAGTAGTGGTGGAATCCCCCCCGGGATTGGTCAATGTAATATCATACAAACCAACCATCCCAAAACGAGGGTCACTACTGCGTTTAACATAAGTAGAAATCTTGGCATTACCCTCACCCAAAGGTTTCACATACAACAGTCTGTTATTCTTTTTATCTACTGGTGTTTTCCAGTCATCCTGTTTCCTTACATCATTAAAACCAAGAAGCAACACACCATAAGTTCCTATTGAAGCAAGTTTATCCAAGCGAACGAATTTACTTTTCAATTTTAATTTCCGTTCCAATTTAATCCAAGCCTTTTCTAAAACTTTTTCTGACGTATCCCCCAGTTCAGTAATTGTGACGGGGCCTTTCCAGGTAAACTGCACTGGCCTATTAATGATGGCCCTAGCTATATCTTGGCGGGAATATCTGGAAGCGTAATCATCATAGGTTAAAGAAAGAGGGTACCCCAATGCCTCGTATACATCACGGTCTCCCCCATACTGCTGCCCCAACCTAGAGAATAAAGAAGCTCTATTCAGTAACTCAGAAGAAAAAGTAATCAGTTCTGTCTTCGTGTACGTTTCCAACTTTTTAGTTGGTGGGTTTGTCCGTTTCATAATTTATTTTTTTAATCCTGACAACTTCTTTCCTAATTGATCAGTACCCATCCCCACAAGGAGTGATGCCCAAAGAGTCAATTCAATAGGGGAGGCGGATTCAAGCCCTGCTGCCAATATCTCTTTATTGAAAACAATACCAACTGCCAATAACAGAATAGAGGTTGCCCAGCGGATAGCTTTAAATTTCAAATCCACCCATTTGAATTTCTGGTGGGTTGCGTTATCCTTCTTAACAGCCTGGTGTACATTAATTCCGAATGAGATAATCACACCGACCAGTCCTGCTATGTAAAAAGCAATAAACGTGGACAAAGGCATCCCGTTCAAAAGTATCTTTGCTACATCTCCACTTATGTCTTCCATGTCGTTTTGTTTTTAAAGAAAGGAGCCCAACTCAGGTGAGACAAGGCCCCTTTCACCCCCAACCTAAAACTTATACTTTTGGTTCTTTCTGTAAAATCAATCCAATAACAAACTCCACCACAGACTTGAAGAACAATAAATTTGTTCCCCGTAATCCTGATGCAGTTGCTCCGGATAATAGACCCCATAAACCAACCTGCCACCATACCATAATAGCATAGTCTCCCATACTCAAAACCTTTGCTAAGAATGACAGTCCAATCGCCAGGATAAACACGATGATTATCTTCACCAGGTTCTTCGTTGATTTGATAAGTAGAATAAAAAGACCACC